TTTTGGTTTCTGGAAACTTTAGCAAAGATAATAAAGAAGATTTTTACAACCAGAATAACGACTTCCAAGATGGTGTTATTCACAGTCATATCGTTAGTCATAATATTATTGACCATACTAATTCAGAGTTCGCCTATGGAGTCACAGAAAGCCGAGGCATTGGTTTTACAAGTTGTTACGGGGGCATGAATATCGCCAACGCCATGATAGGTATTAAAGGTGATTCAGCCACGCATCTTGAAAACATTCAAGAAACGATGCACGGGTTTAACTATTACCGTGATTGTTGGAAAGATGTTTTATTCTCTGGGCTAACAAACAGAAGATTAATACAAATTAATACGATATCTGGTATTAACCCTATAGAGGTAGGGGATACCTTAAATGGTGTTAGCAGCGGAGCGTCTGGCTTAATACACTTTTGGTATCCTGACTCAAGAACAGCACAGGTTATCAATATTACTGGCTCGTTTCAAAATACAGAGAACTATACGATAACCAGTAAAGATACTAATGGTGCTTTACGTTATGTAGACCCCGTTCAAGTTCATGCGAATGTTATTGGTAACATATTTCACAAAACAAATACCGAGACTAAAGATTCTACATCGCTAGGTTCCAATGGATACGCGCTAAGGCATCATTTCATAGGTAACATCTATAACGCTCAAACAGCCAAAGGTGGCGGAAATAAAGCTGTTAGCTGTGCGCTAGCTTTTGATTCCACGCACACTAACGGAGTTTATCGCGGCTGGGACACTGCGTTTGCTGGTGCGACTCAAGCGGTTGCTGTTAATATTAAAGACTCTTTCTTCTGGAATAATACCGACAATATCCTTTCTACAATCTGGCAAGATTCAAAAATTGAAGGTAACAAGTTTTTTGATGGCAGCGTGACCATTGGCGATTTGAGAAATTCCACCCTTGAAGGTAATGAATTTATTGATGGTGAGATAGATATCCAATCAACCACTAACGATAATAAATGGCTCAATAACAAAGTATCGACTGATGTAACGCTAACCAACTTAAATCCTGCTGATTTTGAAGTATGGGAGTCTACCCCTTACGGTAAAATTAAAGACACGCATAGATTCACAGTGAGTGGACAGATAGCTGGTGTCGGTGATGATGATGTATTAACATTGACCCCTATAGCCAATGGCGTGTCCGTCAGTATTGAATTTAATCTAACGGGAAGAGCAAGCACTTCTGGTGGCGGTGATATAGGCCGTGCTTTCATCTACTGGACAACAATCAGTACGCCAGTGATAACTCTTGATATTGCTAACTTTCAGGCAGGGCCGATAACAGTAACGCTTACCCAGTCTGGTAACGATGTGATTGTTAGGGTTCATGGTAGTACGGGTGGATTTAACAACTACGCTGGTGATATTAATATAAAATCAAGCGGCGTGACTGTTTTACCAGTTGAGTTTTTAGACAGAACATAATAGTGGAGAAGTTAAGATGGCTTTAAGTAAAAACATAGTTGAGAAAAACAACTTCGGTACAGATAGCGAATTCGATAACGCTTATATAAAAATAGGTAAAATAACGGCATCAAAGGATGTCGGTGTTTTATCTGTTGAATTCAGAACGAAAAAGGATGGTAACTTAATAAAAACCGTAGGTTATAGGTTCTCACCAGATATACATGGTGACAACCTTTTTACGCAAGGTTATCTTGCGCTAAAAGAGCTTGATTACTTAAAAGATGCGATTGATTGCTAGATATATGGATTAACTTTAAGGGGTAATTAATGAACAAAGTAGAACTAGTGCATCAAGTTACTGATATGTCGATAAAGGCAGTTCCACCGATTACGGTGATAGGCTTGTAGTACATTAGCAGCAAACTCAAAACACTTCTTTACGAGGTGTTTTACTATTGTTACCTATTTTAGTTTTAGTTTACTTTTATATTCTAACTCGATTAATTTAAACTCTTCACATGAATATTTCATTGGTTCGTTTTGACACTCAAGCCAATCAACCTTATCGGCACCAATTTTTTTTACTTTGGTGCTCGTTTCACAATAATCAATTATAGCTTCAGCTTCTTCTTTGTCGAACCTTTCAAATAAGCCAACTTTATAGCCGCGAGTGTTTTTATTGCCTTCAATATTGCACTTAACACAAGTTTTCATAAGATACTCGTTATATTAAACTCAATAAATTCACTACCTTTTTTTACATCAACCTTTTTTATTGAATACTCATAAATTTTATTATCATTAAAGTCATACTTTTTTTGAAGAATATCAATAAAACATTTAACCGGGTTATCAGCATCACTAAGTTTTGAACTGAAACCAAAAACAAGATCAACCTTTAATTTCCCTTCAGGCACTTTAATTTTTGGCAAAAGAAGAAAGCATGATTTTTCATAGTTTTTATATTTATTGGTTTTAAACCGTTTACCTTGAAAAGCACAGTTTATAGATAACGGTTTGATATTTATTGTTCGCATAATATACCCTTAACTTGTTCAAGTAATTCTTGCTCAGTACCAAAATTAGCTTCAAACGATTTACGCCCTGAATGAACCGCTACGCCATTATTTCCTGTTCGGTGATGAATGTGACATAAAGGGATTGATTCGTAGTTACTCGCTCGTTTTGCCATTGCTCCATTGCCAATATGATGTATTTCCGCTGGAGTTTCACCTAAACCAAGATTTAAACAAACAATACAACCAATGTTTGCTACTTTGTTTAAGTGTCTTTTTTCTTTTGCTGTTGCTGCTTTAGCCATAACTTAATTATTCCCCACATTGTTTAACCATTCTTTAGCTTTTGCCGAGCCATCATTTTTATGATCTTTAGTTTTAGCTTTGCTCTTGCCTTTATTCGACTTGAAAGAGTTTAAAAAACCTTTGAACTTTTCGCGTTCTTGACTTGGTATCTTTAAAATTGCAGACTCAACTTTCGCCCTTGTTATGGCTCCACGTTTAAACTTATACATTAACAACGCCGCAATTCTTTGTAGTTCAATATCTCGCTGCTCTTGTTTTGATAATAAAGCAATATTGTGACTAGTCATTAGAAAAAACCCATTAGCTGATTTCCTGTATTAACATCGGCATTGTGAAATATGTGTTTAAGTGCCGCCCTAATCAAAGCCAGATAACATTCTTGAAATCGTTCCTCGCTCATACTGGCAAACGCTAAAGATTCCGCTTCAGTTCTTATTGTCCCGTCAAGCCTTACAGATTGAATATAAAAACCAGCCAAAATAGTTAAGTCTTTCCTGAAGCGATCAAACTGTTCTGATTCAGAACAATACTTGTGAACTTCGTCACCATTCCAATGTGAGTAACAAAAACTAAAGAAAGAAAACATTTTCCTGTGAAACGAAGGATTCCTAACTAATTTTATATCTATCTGGTATGGTTCGCCAGTTTTGAACTTAGTTAACTTTTCAGCTTCATAATCATCAGCCGGACAGAATAAGCCGCCCGGTTGTTTAACCATTCTAATTTTCATTTAAAGCTTCCTTGATCATCAAAGTGATTCGCAGCGTAGCAACGTCATTCATTACATGGTGAGTGTGGCAAGTCCTTAAAGCGGCCTCTAACAACTTAACCTTCTTAACCAACTCGAAAACTGGAACGTCAAGCATTTGGCTACAACATGACTGTTTAATTATTTCGCTGGGTTTCATTTTAATACTCTCCAATCCTGTAACTAAGTAAGGCTTCTTTTATTTTACTTGGTTGGCTTTTAGCTATCCTTTCTATCAAGGCATACTTGTATTTTTTATAAGCCTCGTGAGCTACGTATTCATCATCAAATGAACCTAAGTGAATGTTTTTGCCGCTCCCGTCATTACATTGAGCATAGAATTTTCTACTCTTTTTATTAAAGGTAACGCCAAGTTTTAACATCCCTCTTCCGATAGCTCTATCTGTCAATAATTTATTTATTTGCTGAGGTATAAAAACACACGTTTCGCTAGAATATACTTTATTATTTTTTACTAATAAATCCTTGTCGAGATCCTTTCCTTGCCAATCTTGCTTTACCATCCAAGTTTTAAAGTTAGAAAAGGTTAACCACTCTTCACAAACTGAACAGTATTCATAACAGGGTGATTTTTTATGTACGTTAGAGGAATAGCACCGCTTAATCATTTCATACCACTTTGCATAGTGTGGGCAAACTTCTTTGTGCTTATTTGTTACTTGGTAAGTGGCATTGTTTATACCTACGCCATAGGCGGGCTTTCTCTTTGCCAATGACATTTTACTGGCTGGTATTTCTTTAAACATATTAATTACTCCGCTATTAGTAATTATCGCTAGTGATGTATTGCCCAAGCTGGCTAGCGTTTCCAGCCTTTCAGTCGCTAAACCTAGGGCAAAACAAATATTAGTATCATTCAATAATACATTCAAGTATTTCTATAACTTCATCTTTAATATCGTCTAGTAGGTATGACGCATCATAAAGCTTTCTTCTTCCTTGCTCAGCTCTAACCACATACAAAGCACAAACCTCGTATTCATCAGGCTCAGCCGGATAACAGTCTTCCGGGGCCAAGTGATAAACACCAGCGCAACCTTGAGTAAAATTGAACTCAACTTCAAATTCAATTTCTTTGCCTAACATTTCTATGTAAATTGTTTCTGTATTCATAGTTAATCCTTTATCTCATACGTATATGATTTGCTCGGTCCAGCGTTTCGGAAAAACACTCTAATTATTTTTTTATTTTCAATTAAATGCTTTAAACATCTATCTAAACAATTAACGCTGAAACCGCTACAATCTAATAATCTTTGCCTTGTAATTTTTGGATTTTTACTAATTAAAATCAAAGTAGTATTGAGCGATTTTTCCCTTGGTTTTATATTCCGGTTGGGATTCAACCTAACTCTTCCTTTTTTTTTGAAATCTAAATTTGTATATAAATCTCGAACATTTTGTAAATTTATCATAATATTACCTTTCTGTTTGGACGCAGTGTGTTTTCATGTTGTTAGCCGTTAACCGTTAATTGGTTAACGGTTTTTTTCGTTTATAACGATAGTGTTTTTTGATTTATTCATGGCTTAACCACTAAAGAAATAATCTCTTTATCAATATTTTGTAGTTGTTCACGTAATTTATAAACTTTATCTAAATTTTTAATGTCCATTACTTGTGATCCTTATTTAATTCTATTTTTTGCTATTTTAGCCATGCGTTTTTCAATTGCTGTTTGTCCTGTTTTGCGAATACTTATTTGTTTATCAATTTCGGTTACTACAGACTCAGTAGCTAGTAGTTTTTGATCGCGAATCGGCAGCTTCCCTTTTCGCTTTAATTCTAACTTTTGCTTAAACACTTTATTAAATAATGCTCTTGCCTCTTTGTCGGCTAGAACTCGCTTGCATTGATAGCCACATTCCTGCCTAGTAAAATATTCAACATCATCTAACACTGGCTTTCTGTTAATCATACGGCTGTAAGCGTCTGTAGTATCGAAATGCAAGCACCAACTGATAAACTTACCGCAACTAGGTAGAAAATTGCCTTCGCATTTTCTAGCCTCAAAGAATCCGCATGATATTTGCTCCATAGTGCATATATTGTTTTCATTGAAGGCTTTAATCCATTCCATTTTTGCCCCATCAATTTCTCTTTGGGTTTTCCAATTGTACTGCCAGGCAGGGAAAATTTTAGCTAATTGGTCGAATACTTTATTAATGATATTTTTAGCAAGATCATCAATTATAATTTCTTTGTGATCAGTTATTCCTGATCGGTTAATACCTTTTGCTATTTGCGTTAAGTCTTTCATCATTAAAATCCTTGTTCTTGTAAGTGCCAATCGCTATCAGCAGAATCTTGAAGTATGTCTTTTTTATTACTTGGTAAGTTTCCTCCTTTGTCTTGTTGTTTAGATATCCATCCGTTTGCAAATCGCATAAATCCTTTTCTAGTTTTTCTTTTTGATGGGTTAGCATCTAGCCAGCCAATTATTTTTCTTAACTCAGACTCAATATTTACAGCCGGGTATAATTCTATCCATTTACTAAACTGGTCTTGATGTAAATAAAATAGAGAATTATCATTTAGCGAAAAACTACAAACTGCTTGCAAAGATTCAACTTGTTGAAGCGTGCTAATATCTACTCTTCTCTTCTCTGTCTCTCCTCTCCTCTCCTCTACTGAGGGAACACTTACTGTAGCAAGTTGCGTTTCATTATGTAGCGAAGTGCTAGCATCATGTTCCACAACAAGAAATCCAGCAACAACAAGAGCGTCAAGATTAACCTTACATGATGCGCCTATCTTCTTTGTTATCCATTTTTCATCGAAGGGCATTTCGTTTTTAGTTCTACTTGCTAGCATCCAAATACAAAGCAAATGCCCTTTTGCTGCATCACCTAAACATTCAAATTTATAATCATCCAACAAGTGATTATGTAATTTTATCCACGGTGGGTTTCTGTCTTTATAGTGCTGGAATTCATCCCAGTTTTTGACACTAAACATTCTTTTCATATACAATACCTACTCACTAATTAATTAAGGCACTTTTGATCGAGGTGCTTTTTTTATTTCTATTCGTTAGTAAAGACAATTTTTAATTTAAGCGTAGAAGCCAGTTTAACAACATCAACAAGCCTTGAGCTACTATCACCATTAAGAGCGCGAATAACCTTGTTATATGACATATCAGCAACTTCAGATAACTGTTTTGCTCCGTCAATACCATTATCAATCATTGCTTTTTTTAATTCTTTCCCGAAATCCATATTTATCACCTTTTTAATTAAGTTGACCTAAATATACTACTGATTACCATATAAATCAAATTGTTTTGATAAATTACTTTACATTATATTTAGTTGTGCTAATCTTTAAATCGTCCAAGCAACTAAATAAATAGGTAACAACATGATTAAACGATTAGTAATAGAGTGCGAAGATGTGGCTTGTACCAGCACAGTAAATCGCGGCCAAGATAACGCCCATATAAAAATGACGCTTCTTGATGTTCGTGTATTTGAATTAATGCAGTCTCTAATTAAAGAAGCTGGCGCTGAAGTAATACTTGATCACTTGAAAGATAGCGACATTGAAAACTATTTAAAAGGGTTGAATGATGAGTAACTTAAAGCTTTGGGATAGCGTCAGTAAAACAGACCCTCTTTTTACTAAAAAAGCAAAAAAAGGAGCTTACCACTTCACATCAATAGCACCTGTTTATCAGTTCAAAATGGCAACTGAGGCTTTTGGCGCTCAAGGCCTTGGTTGGGGTGTTGTTGTCGGTTCGGAAGTATTTAAAGAAACCGAATACGGAACAACAATAATTCTTTCTTATGATGCTGTATTGTTCTTTAAAATTGACGGTGAGCGCGGAGAGATACCAATTCACGCTTGCGAAAAAGTTTGCTACCAAACGCAAGGCTCAAACGGCTACATGAAAATAGACGATGAGGCACGTAAAAAAGTAGTAACCAACGCTAAAACAAAAGGACTTTCAGAGCTTGGCTTTAATGCTGATGTGTTTATGGGTATGTTTGACGATCCGAATTATGTTGATTATCGAAACTATGAAGAATCAATTGAAAAGTCAGAAAATCGCTCACAAGAAATAACAGAAAAAACTGAAGAATTTAATCAGTGGTGTAGAAATGAAATAGCTATTTATTCATCATTAACCAACATGTCAACATTAACACTGGTTTACGCAGGGCACGTTGAAAAATTAACGGGTAGGTGTGAATTGTTAGGGTTAGACAAATCAGCATACAAGAAACAATTTATAGCAGCATTCGACAAGCAAAAACAACAAATAGAGAGTAAATAACATGGAAACCACAGCATTAGTAAAAGCATTTGAAACAGAGTTAAACTTAAATGAGCAGGGCTTTAAGGATTTAATCGAGCGTAAAAAAGGCTTGGTTATTGACGTTAAAACAAAAGACGGCTTTAAACTTGCTCGCAAAGAACGCACAGAGCAAAACGGAATAGTGAAAGATATTGATAGACTCGCTATCGACGGAAAAAACGCTGTTGATTTAGTTCGTAGCGAGCTAAAAGAAAAAGTAATTAAAATATTCGCACCAATCGTTACCGCTTTTGAAGCTGAAGATTTACGGCAAAAAGAAGCAAAAAAAGAAGCTGAACGAAAAGAAGCTGAACGCATACAAATAATGCGCGATCAGATCAATTCAATTAGTAACTTCTCAAGTAACTTAATAGGCAAAACTTCAGAAGAACTACAGGGTGTAATTGAAGCTGTTGACATGATCGACGTATCAGAAAACTTTGCAGAATTAACACAAGAGGCAATAGCAGTAAAAAAGGAAACGTTAAATATTCTAGGAGCTTCACTGAATAGCGCAATATTAAACGAGCAACTAATAGTTGAGCGCGAGCAGTTACGAAAAGAGCGCGAAGAAAGTGAAATAAAAATCAAAGCTCAAGAACGCCTCAATACTTTAATTATGATCCCTTCTGGTTTTTTTGGTAAAGCTTCAGGTGAAATTGATGAAAAAATTCACTCATTAAGTAATCACGAAGTTAAGAAAGAAGAGTTTGGCGAGTTGTTTCATCAAGCCAACGCTAGCAAAGATCAAGTTATTCGGCAATTAAACATAATGCTTGATCAGCAATTAACAGTTGAAAAAGCTCAGAAAGAAGAATCAGAGCGCATTGCTCAAATAAAAGCTAACGATGCTGAGTTAAAAAAACGCGAACAAGACGAAAAACTAGTCGAACAAACTGAACTATCAAACAAAGACAAGTTTATGAAGCAACTTAGTTTATGGAAAAGTAAATACAAAATTAGTGAAACTGAATTTCGTGATTTAATGAGTATTGTAAATCAATATATTTAAGCAAGCTAACCTTAGTTACAGAGGCGAAAACCTACCCTGTAGCTAAATTGATAAAATAACCGACTGTTTTCGTCCTTTGAAATTGTTGTTATGCGGAAACTATTGGAGATAAAGAAATGAGAAAAGCAAAAGCAAATAAAACCTATTCAGTACTAAATCTTGATGAATATGGCGTTGTGGTTGATGATGTAGAAAATAATGGTTCGTGTATTGACGTTGATCAATACATGAATGATGAGCTTGAAGTATGGAAAGAGCGAGAAGATGGCTTTTTGTTTGTTTATTGTGATAGATTGGAAGTTGGGTACTGGGTAATTCCAAGCCTTGTAACGATAACCGCCTAACCTTTATAAACAAAGGATTTAACAGGGCCCTTACTGTTAAATTCCTATTGATTTATGTTGTTATATTTGCCCGATTACACAGGAGTAGAGACGAATGAAAGCTATAGATGAAATAGAAACACCAGAAGAATTAAGTAAAATTATAGATAATGTTGAGGGGCAGGTATACGACCTTAAAAACTATTTGGTAGAGCTAGAGTCAGCTAAAGAAGAACAAGCTGAATTTGATAGAAAAATGCAGGCTGATATTGATTCAAACAGATATTAACTTAGGCAGTAATATAACCCATAGTACAGAGGATTTAACATTTGGAACAAACTGTTAAATTCCTTTGGTACGTGTTGTTAGTTTTGCTGATGACACTTAACGATAAGTGAGAGAGAAGATTATGATTGATAAATACAAAGCTTTAAGAGAAAAATTTAATGAAGGTGACTGGGTGTTTGGTTTAGGTGAAGAAAAGGGATGCTCACCAGTGTTTGACCACGACAAACCAAATATACAGCCGTTTAGTTATTTAGGGATGACAAATCCTGAGGATTTCAGGCTAGCTACACAAGAAGAAATAATAATAGCAAAAGCAAACTAACCCTTATAAACAAAGGATTTAACAGGGTAACTTACTGTTAAATTCCTATTGATTTATGTTGTTAGCGGGAATTCCAGTTGAGCGGTATAATCTAATTTTAAACAAAGAAAAGGTAAACATTATGAAAGTTACAACAGTAATTAAAAGCAATGAAAACAGATGGATTCACGAAGTAGGAGAAGGAATACATGGAGCTGGTAGAGGAATCAGTAACGGATTTACTGAAGTGTAACTCCTGCTAACCCTTAATTTAAGAAGCAGGGGCGCGTTTGGAACAAACTGTACGTGTCTTTTTGAAATTGTTGTTAGCTGACGATAGAAATTATTTTAATTGAATACTTGACAGTTGCGCGCAACCTGTTATAATAGTTTCAAGAGTTAGGGAATGAATCGCTAACAAAATCAAAGAGAATATTATGACTAACTTACAACAAGCACTCAACACTATTAATTTTGATGAAACAAACAAAGTCGGAGGTGAATATGGTTTGCATGATGGCTTCTTTAACTTATTAGTTGCTATTGATGATGTTGATTATTATGTTCAGGGCTGTGCTGACAATGATACTTTTGATGCAAATGATTGTGGGCATGATGATGGTATTTGTGGTGATGTTAACGAAGTTCTAGCACTTAAATTAGCAGAAAATCACAATGGCGATATCAGTTTAGGATATAAAGAAGTTCAAGAAATTTTAGAAAAAGCTTATGAATAATAAACCATTAACTAGCACTGAGAAATCAGTGCTTTTTCGTCAACGTAACGCTGATCTTGGTTATACAGAATTACGAGGGATTTGGGCAACTAAAGATGAGCAGGTTATTTTAAAACAGCGTATGCGTGACAAACTTAGCGAGTTACGCAAAGGCAGCTAACACTATAACTAACGGGATTAAAGCACACTTTCTACATCAATATTTATCAATTAAATTATGTAGTTAGCGATTATTACGCAGAAACAAGGCAAATAATTAACGGAGAAGTTTAAATGAGCAAGCGATTATCAGCAAAAGTTGGCGAGTATCAAGACAAACAGTCAGGAGAGACAAAAGGCGAGTATGTTCAAATTGGCGTTATTTTAAATAATGACAATGGTGAATTTTTGCTTCTTGATCCTGCTGTTAGTTTGGCAGGCGTTCTAGCAAAGCAAAACGCTTTAGAGTTTAAAAAAGGCGGTAAAATTCGTGACAATGTAATGTGCGGTATTTACGAAGATCAGCCTAAGCAAAACAATCAACAGCAAAACCAAGGGGGCTTTAACAATCAAGGACAGCAACAACAAGGCGGTTATCGTGGCTAAAAAACCAACTTATAAAGCTTGAAGCTAAAGACTGCATGGTAAGATCTTCGCTTTAATAGTTCGCAAAATATACAAAGATCGCAATATGCGGTCTTTTTTGCTATTATCTACTGAATAAATATTGGTAATAATTATGAACAAACAGCAACTAACAGACCTAGTGATCATCCCGACACTAAAAGAAATACCAAAAGGCTACACACCTGAAGCGGTGATGGCCATTCAAATGATAATTGCCCATGAATCAAACGGCGGCGAATACATAGCGCAAGTTAAAGGTCCGGCGCTTGGTATTATTCAAATGGAACCGTTCACGCATAGTCAAGTTTGGAAGTTTGGCGATAGCATTCAAAAGAACGCGGAACTATTACGAATAGTAACTCGAGGAACTGGCGTTAAAAACACACCTTTACCAAACAGATTGATTTATGATCTTCGCTATAATGTATTTATGGCAAGACAAAAATTATTTATGGCTCCTGGCGCGTTACCAAAAGAACCGGAAGAAATGGCTACTTACCTTAAAAAGCATTGGAATGGCGGCGGAAAAGCAACTGCAACTAAATACCATTATGATTTTAACAACTGGGTGTAATTATGGACTTTTCAGATTTAGGTAAAACAATTGCTAGCTTTGCTCCTTTGCTTGGTAGCGTTGTTGGTGGTCCTGCTGGTGGCGCTATCGGTTCAGTTATCGCTTCGGCTTTTGGTGTTGAAGACAAACCTGATCAAATAGCTCAGGCAATAAAAAATGATCCTGAAGCCGCCATCAAGTTAAGAAAAATCGAATTAGATAATAAAACTGATCTTGAACGAATAAAAATGGAAGAAGCTAAGGCGATAATTGCTGACAAGCAGAACGCCAGAAAAGAGCATAAACATTCAAATATGCCAGCAATCCTAAGTGGCGTATTATCTTTAGTTATTATTGGTATAATTTATTTACTGTTTTACACTCCTGTTCCTGAAGAAAGTAAGGACGTTTTATTTGTCATTCTTGGCGCAGTTATGAAGGAATGGGGCGGCGCAATGCAATATTGGTTTGGTACAACTCGCAGTAGTGCCAATAAAGACATAAAATGATATAGTAAAGAGCAATCAACCGTTTGTATTAATTAATAATTTGGAGTGTTAGAAAATGAAGTTTAACCATATTGGCGGCGACCCTCGCAAGAAAACACAAAAAGAATCACCAACAAGAAAGCGCCCACAAAAGAAAAAGGTCAAGTAAATGCACAATTACATATTCTTAATTATTTTTGTTTTGATATTTACCTTTTCTAAAAGAAATAGGCTTGTATCTTCAGTTATGATTATAGGGTATGTAGCATATATTTTTATTATCAATCCAGTGACTAGCGACAAGCTTTATTATTTGCTTACAGCTTCGCTGGATTTTTTTATTGGTGTTTTTATGGTTTGGATATTCATCAATAAAAATTATGTAAACGCTAAATATATTGCCTATTGTTCATTTGCATCATTCTTTATTCACCTTTACGGGCGTATTATTTACGGATTAGATGCCAATTCGGAAACATACGTTTTATTGTGCTTATTGGTGGTAATAACAAAAATAACATTAATGCTTATGAGGCCGTTGAATAATGGAGTATTTAGAAGTTTTAACCGAAGGGGTATTATACGCCTTGATGGTTGTACTGATCAGAAATGCAATTTTAAAATGCAAACTAAAAAAGGCAGTGAATAAAAATGAGCGAAGAACTAAAGCAAGCAGCAACACAGGCGGTAACTCAGGTAGCAACCCACCCTAAAACAGCTTGGTTAACTGTATTCATTGTTAATATGTCTGAATGGTACGTTGAATGGATATCACCCGTTATTGTAGCGCTAACATCTATAATAAGCTTTGTGATAATGATATTACTTGTTAGATACCACTGGATAAATACAGACAAATTAAAAATGGATATAGAGCTTCAAATTGCCGAAAGCAAAAAAATCAAAGCACTAGAAAAGCAACTTCAAGGCGTTTCAGACAGAAAAAATGAAAGAGGCAACGAATAATGGATAACTTAAATTTAAACTTTAACGAAATCGGTTCAATCATTCGCGTCAATCTAGGCCATGACATAACCGCTTCAACTCCTGCTTTAATTCTTCAACCTGAACTTGGTCAAGCTAAAGAGATAACAACAGGCGTAACAATCCCCGGCGTAACCGTAGTAACTGACCTTGAAACGTTTGAGGCTGGCGAATACATAGAATATACCACTATTGACGGCGATCTTGATTACGTTGGGCGTTGGAGAAAGAAAGCCAAGCTAACTTACTCATCTAGTGATATTCAACAAAACAACTTTGAAAAATTTCGAGTTCTTTCGTAATGCGTAATTTAACCGCAAAACAAAAAAGGTTCTGTGAAGAATACCTTATTGATTTAAACGCAACACAAGCGGCGGTAAGGGCTGGTTATACTGAGAAGTCAGCAAGAGTAACAGCATGTAAGATGCTAACAAATACTAACATTGAGCAGAAAATATCTGAATTAATGAAAGAAAGGGCAGAATTAACCAGCGTGAACGCTCAGTGGGTACTTAACAGCCTTAAATCTGTTGCTGATAGGTGTATGACTGCCGAGCCTGTAATGGTGCGCGGTGAGCATGGCATGGAAGAAAGCGGAGAATACAAGTTTGATTCTTCTGGCGCAAATAGATCTCTTGAATTAATAGGGAAGCACTTAAAACTATTTACTGATAAAATCGATCACACTAGTTCTGACGGTTCAATGAGTCCAGACAACTTGAGCGATGAAGATTTAGACGATAAAATCAAAAAACTACTAGGAGAAACCTAGTAAAGCAAAATCTACTTATTTGGAGAATTGCAATGAAGATTAAAGATTACTTATGCTATGACATTAGTAAAGATGGCAAAGTTAAAAATACAAACACTAATATGCATCTAAAAAAACAAATAAACAACTCAGGATATTACAGGGTTGAGTTATCAAACAAAGGACATTCTAAAAAGTTTTTTGTTCATCGTTTAGTTGCCTTATCGTTTATACCAAACGCTGAAAACCTACCTCAAGTAAACCATAAAGACGGAAATAAGCTAAATAACAATGTTGATAATTTAGAATGGATAACCGCATCAAACAATAAAAAGCATGCATTTGGAGTTCTAGGGCAAAAACCAAATATGTTTTTTAATGGTAAAAACGGTAAAACAAAGATAAAAAAAGAAGATATACCGAGCCTAATCGAAAGAAAGAAACACAAAACATATAAATCTTTAGCTAAAGAAGTTGGTGTTAACCCTAAATATTTATCAAATTTACTTAGGGGTTTGGTTCGTGGGTAATGACAAGAAAACACTTATAGCTTTGCTTGAAGAAAAAAAGAGACGTAAAAATGTTTATCGTTACAAGTATATTTTTGAGGGGCTTTACGGTTGGCAAAAAGAGTTTATTGAAAACACCAACGAGTTTACTGCTGTTTGTCTTTGTGCAGCTAACAGAATAGGCAAGACATACACAGGAACGTTTATTGATTCTATACATCTTATGGGTTTGTACCCAAAGGGATGGAAAGGCTATAAATTTAACAAAGGTATAAAGGCTTGGTTGCTTGGTTACTCTGGAGAAAAAACAAGAGATCTTCTTCAGCATGAATTATTTGGCAGAATAAGTAACGGTAAGCTTATTGGAGGCTTAGTTCCTCCTGAGTACATAGTTGATTACAAATCTATGGCTGGAACTTCTGGCGCATTAAGAGAAGTTAGGGTCAAACATTCTTCTGGAACTATTTCAACGTGTCAGTTTTGGTCTTATTCTCAAGGGCAAGCGGCTTTAATGGGTGATAGTGTTGACTGGTATCATGTAGATGAAGAGCCAAAAGACCAAACCATATACCCACAGGTATTAACAAGAACCGCAACCGGTGAAGGCGGTATCGGTGGCAGGGGTATATTAACATTTACACCAGAGAACGGACGTACAGATCTAGTAATTAAGTTTATGGATGATCCTGGAGAGTCTCAAGTTTTTATGCAAAAAGGATGGGATGATGCGCCGCATTTGTCAGAAAAAGTAAAAAAAGATTTAATTGAAGCGTTTCCAATACATCAACGCGATATGAGAACAAAAGGTACGCCTATGCTTGGGCATGGTCGAATATATGACTTGAGCGAAGAGTTTGTTACTTGCCCTGCTTTTGAAATACCTAAACACTTTTATGTTATCGGCGGTATGGATTTTGGCTGGGATCATCCACAAGCACACATTCAATTAGTGTGGGATCGTGACAGTGACATTTTCTATGTAACTAAAGGCATGAAGATGCGCAAAACCTCACCTGATGAAGCGTGGGGAACTGTTAAGAAGTGGGCTAAAGGCATTCCTATTTCATGGCCGCTTGATGGTCTTCAAACTGAAAAAGGCAGCGGTAAGCAGCAAATGCAATATTATACCGAGGCTGGTTTTAGTATGCTTGATGAACGTGCTACATGGGAAGATGGATCAAACGGTGTTGAGGCTGGCCTTTATGAAATACGTGATTTAATGAGTAAAGGTAAGTTTAAAGTTTTTGCTGGTTTGCGTGAAGTGCTTGACGAAATGGCTCAGTATCACCGTGACGAAAAAGGCAAGATAGTAAAAACGCGCGATGATTTATGGGATGCTATTCGCTACGCTTATATGATGAGGCGTGAAGCAATTCCATTTGGTGATATACTGAGTGAAACACAAGATATTGATTTTGTTAGCGAGTGGTGAAAATATGAATAAAATACCAAATGATATGATAGTAGGAAGCATCCATAAAGCTAATGGGTGTGGCTTATTTAAGATTATTGAGTACGTCAACCATTGCGATATCCGTATAGAATTTATTGCTACTGGCTATAAAAGCACGGTAGAGGCAGGGCATATAAGATCTGGCAGCGTAAAGGATAAGCTTTACTGTTCCGTTTACGGTATTGGGTTTGTTGGACTTGGTAATGCTAAGGTGAGCGTAAAAAATACGAAAACCAAAGTATACGCAACGTGGCATGAAATGTTGAGAAGGTGCTATGATCCTAAATATCATAATAAGCATCCAACATATAAAGACTGTACGGTTTGTGTTGAATGGCACAACTTTCAAGTTTTTGCTGAGTGGTTCAATGTTAATTATATTGATGGATATGAGTTAGATAAAGATATTAAGGTTAACGACAACAAGATTTACTCACCTAAGACTTGTATGTTTGTTAGCGCAAAAAATAACAGCATCAAGGCAAAAGCAAAACACTATAGATTTACAAATCCTGAAGACCAGATAGTTGATATCTATAACCTAACAGAGTTTTGCCGTGACAATAATTTAAGCGATGGCAATATGTGTGCCGTATATAATGGTAAACGCAAACACCACAAACAATGGAGGAAAGCGGCATGAGTAAAGAAAAAATACACTCTCTCGCAATTAAAAGATTCGAACGCATTGAAAAAAAAGAACGAGATCAAAGAAAGTTAGCCGTTGAAGATATTAAATTTGCCCAAACTGAAGATGGCCAGTGGGATGATGGTGCAAAGGAAAAACGCGCGAACCGCCCACGATTCACAATTAACCGTGTTGCTGGCGCAGTTGATCAACTTATTGGTGATCAACGTCAAAACCGTACTAACATCAAAATTAGACCTGTTTCTGGTGGTGCTACTGAAGATGTAGCTAAAACTTTAACCGGGTTAATCCGAAATATTGAAAGCGATAGCAAAGCAAGCAACTCTTATGATACTGCTTTTGATGAAGTGGTTAACGGTGGTTTTGGTGGCTGGCGTGTTATCACTGAGTTTAGTGATGATGATGCTTTTGACCAAGATATAAAAATCAAACCATTAAATACGGCTACAACTTCATTGTGGTTTGATGATGCTGCTATTGAATATGACAAACGTGATGCAATGTTTGCCTTTGTTACTGTTGATATGCAAAAGGACGAGCACGAAGATCGTTTTCCAGACTCACCAATGGCTGAATGGTCACAAGAGCAATATAATACTTCTGGTTGTTCTGATTGGTTCGGTGATGATTCAGTTCGTGTTGCTGAATATTGGGTTAAAACACCAGTTACTAAAAATATTGCTTTATTATCAGATGGTCGAGTTATTGACAGTGATGAAGAGAAAAGCGTTTTAGATGAATTGGCGGCTCAAGGTGTAACCGTTAAAAAAACTCGCCAAGTAAAAAGCCATAAAATTGAAATGTACTTAATGGACGGTAGCGGAATTTTAGAGGGACCTAAAGATTGGGCTGGTAAATTTATTCCTCTTATTCCTGTTTATGGCCGTCAAGCTCATATTGAAAGTCAAACATATACACGTGGTATTGTTCGTTTTGCCAAAGATGCTAATCGAATCTATAACTATGCAACAAACTCAGTTATTGAAACGGCAGCGTTAACGCCTAAAGATCCAATATGGATAACACCAGCGCAAGCAAAAGGTCATGAAACAAAGTTGAAAAATTTTGCTAATCAAAACAGTCCTTTCATGCTATTCAATCCAGATAATAAAGTGCCTGGCATTCCTCAGCGTGGCGGCGCTCCTGCTGTTCAAGGCGCTTTCTTACAACAAATACAGCAAGCAAGCATGGATCTTTATCATGTTACTGGTATGCAACCGCCTTCAATCGGTGTAAATCCTGAACTTAAAAGCGGTAAAGCTATTGTTGCTCAAGAGCGTCAAGGTGATAGAGGTTCATTTATATTCACTGATAACCTTTCTAAGTCTATTGATTATTGTGGTGAGATACTCGTTGATTTAATCCCTAGAATTTACGATACAGCTCGCCAAGTTCGCATCATGCAACAAGACGGTGAAACTGAGAACGTAGAAATAAATACAGTTAACCAAGAAATTGTTGACGAAGAAACGGGCAAACCTGTTTTAGTTAATGATTTATCAATTGGTAAATATGATGTTGTTACTGAAACGGGGCCAGCTTTTGCAACTCAGCGCCAAGAGTCAGCGCAGCAGATAATGGATTTAATTTCTAACTCACCACAATTTGAAGCTTTGGCAATGGATTTAGTGGCAAAAGATTTACCAATACTTGAAACTAAAGAGCTAACCAAGCGTGTTAGAAAGGTAATGATTCAAAATGGCACTATTGAACCAACTGAACAAGAAATAAAAGACATGGGCTTAGATAAGCCTCAACAACCTGATCCACAACAACAGGCGATCACTGAAAACATTCAAATTCAAACTGAAAAATTAATCAGTGACATTGAAAACCAAGATGCTAAAACGCTTCAGGTTCAAGTTGATACTCAGCAAGCAACTATTGAAGCTTATGAAAAATTGATTGATACATTCAAAACACAAATTGAAGCTGGCGTTCCTCTTTCACAAGCTGATCACAACATTAGAATTAAGCAGCAAGATATTATTGTTGAAGGTCAACAGGCTTTAGATGCAGGGCCAAACAGTGAGCAAGCAGCCGATATAGTAAATCAAGCTGTTATTAGTGAGCAATTAGCAGAACAGAATAATAATTAATTTAGTGTTATAATAAATCTGCGGATAGGGGTTGCTCCTGAAAAATAGTTACACCGACTATTTTCCGCAAAACTTCTTTCGGTGAAATAACTAAAGGTGATAGTTATGATCATAAAAAAACTAGTATTTGGTTTTGGTGTTAACGATAGTAACAAATCAACAAAAGTAAGTTGCTGCCCATACTACAAGAGGTGGTATGGCATGATAAAAAGATGTTATTCAAAAATCCATCATAAGACTCACCCAACATATAAAGATTGTACCGTTTGTGATGAATGGTTGATTTTCTCAAACTTTAAAAACTGGATGGTTAAACAAGATTGGAAAGGCAAACACCTTGATAAAGATATAGCTATAACAGGAAATAAAAAATACTCTCCTGAATCGTGCTTATTTATAGAGCAGGAAATAAACAAGCTTTTAACGGATTGCAGATCATTAAGGGGCGAGCACCCAAAAGGCGTTTATTTTGATAAGGTTAAGAATAAATTTATAGCAAGATGCAGAATAAATAAAAAGCAAAAGCATTTAGGTTATTTTTCAACACCAAAAGAAGCCAGTGAAGCATATAAAGACTTCAAATCAAAATTAATAACTAACGTAGCCCATCAACAAAAAGAACCATTAAAAGGTTATCTAATGCGTATATCTACAGAGTTCAAGCCATAATATTGAAAGAATAACAATATAGTAGTAATATCAACCATAGGCTTACGTTATGCCTTGAATAACGGCAAGATATTAATTAACCGAAAGGTGTCCACGTGGAAGTTATAAACAAAGAAAAACCAGCTGCACAAGTAGATCCTCTTGATGCGTTTGTGGGCGAGGTTCTTGATCAGGACTCAAAACAAACAGATTTAGACGCTACGAAAGCGGAATCAGCCACCGCAAAAGAAGAAATAGATACGAATAAACCAGCTTCAACCGATGCTGAAAAGCCAAAAGAAGATGGTTTTCAAAAGCGTATCGACAAAGTAACAGCCGATAAATACGCTGAAAAGCGCCGAGCTGATGATTTGCAAAAGAAGATTGATGCACTAGAGGCCGCTAAAGAAAAGGAAACTTTAGTTAAGCCAAAATTAGAAGATCATGATTATGATGAAGATGCTTTTAACAAGGCAAACCTTCAGTATGATATTGATAAAGGTGTTCAAGAAACTTTAGCTAAGCAATCAGCAGACGCAAAGGCAGAACAGCAAAAAACCGAAAGTGAGAAAGTGTTAACTACCTTTAACGAGAGAGCTAACGCATTAGGTAAAAGCGATTTTGACGAAAAAGCAAACGCTATACCTAATCTTCCTCAAGGTGTTGCTGATGCAATTATGCAATCTGAAGACGGTGCTGAAATGGTTTACCATTTAGGCTCTAACCCAGAAGAAGCCGAAGCCCTAGCTAATATGTCGCCAGCAATGGCAATGATGCAATTAGGCAAGCTTTCAACTAAGTTATCAGCTAAACCCGAAATTAAAACAAGTGCAGCTCCTGATCCAATCGAGACTTTAAAGTCTGGTAGCGCGTTAAGTTCAGATATTGGCGATGATATGTCAATGGATGAATGGATGAAGAAATACGGTTAGGTGAAGGACTAAGGAACTAAAATGGCTAACAATTTTAAGAATACAAAACTAGTAACTCGTTTACTATTAAAAGAGTTTATGAACTCTTTGCAAATGGGCGCGAAAGTAGATCGTCAATTAGATGATAAGTTTCGCAAGGTAGGCGCTACAATTGATGTTCGCCGTCCTATTATGTTTACCGCTACTGATGGCGCTGTTATCGCATCTAATGAAGATGTTGAAGAACGCGCAGCAGAAGTAACACTTGATCAACGTAAAAAAGTTAACTTTGCTATCAGCTCGCAAGATTTAACTTTAAGTGTTGAAGACTTTACTGAGCGTTATGTTCAACCAGCGGCGGCAGAACTTGCACAAGCTGTTGAAACTGCAATTGGTGAAGTTTATAAAGATATTGGTAACTTCGTTGGCACACCTGGTACAGCACCTTCAACTTTCTTAGAAGTTGGCGCGGCGGCTAAAGTGCTAACTAAACTTGGTACACCAATGAATATCCGTTGGTCTGCCTTCTATGATGAAGACGCTAGTTTAGCTCTTGCTGATGGCTTAAAGAATGTGTTCCCGAAAGAGATCGCAACTAAAGCTATCGAAGAAGCTTCTATTGGTCGTTACAGTAAGTTTGAACTGTTTGAAAACCAATCTTTAGCACTTCATACCGTAGGTATTGCTACTGGTACTCCTTTAGTTAACGGTGCTGCCCAGTCTGTTACTTATGCTGCAAGTGGTGACTCATGGACGCAAACTCTTAATACTGATGGTTGGACTAATGACACTGCTGATATTTTATTAGCCGGTGACGTTATTACAATTGCTGGTGTTAATTCTGTTAACCGCCGTACTCGTAAAGATACTGGCGATTTGCAAACATTCACTGTTGTTGCAGATGCGGCGGCTGGTGCTACTACTGGTCCAGCAGCTTTAACAATCTCACCACCTATGATTGTTAGTGGTCCATATCAAACAGTAACAGCAGCGCCAGCAGAAGACGCGGCTATCACTGTTAAAACTGGTGCTGGTGGTACAAGCCATAAGCAGAACTTGGCATTCCATAAAAATGCTATTACTCTTGCAATGGCTCCGCTGGATCTTCCTGAAGATGGAGCAACCGCAAGCCGTGAAAGTTTTGGTAATATTAGTATTCGTTCTGTTCGTCAGTATGATATTACTAATGACCAAACTATTTATCGTTTCGATATCTTGTTTGGTGTTAAGGCTCAAAACCCTGATTTTGCAATCCGCACGACTAGCTAAATTCATTTAACTAGAAACAAAAAGGGAGCTTAATAGCTCCCTTTTTATCTTCCGTGGTTTATATGAAATCCATATATTTTTTCTGCTTCGATTCTTGCTTTAACAGCGTCACTTAAATTATCGAATAAGCCTAAATATTTAAAACTGCCCTCGCTATTAATTGATGCTAGCCACTTCTTGTTCTGCTCTTTCCAATAAACACCGCAAAACCCACTGGTATTATGTTTGTACATTTTTGTATTTTTTAAGTTTTGTGAATGAGTGACGTTTCTTAGGTTTTTAATTTTATTGTTTAGTTGGTTTCCGTCAATATGATCTATTGTGTTTGTTGGTATTTCTCCATAAACATACAACCAAGCCAATCTATGTGCTTTGTGTATTTTTCCAGACAGTCCAATGTGAATGTAACCCTTTTTTGTTAATGTTCCAGCTATATCGCCAACTTTTATTCTTCCGTTACTTGATATTAACCAAGTAAATAATCCTGTTGATTTGTCATAAGATAGGTTTTTCTTTAATATATCTAGAGTGATCATAGTTAATTACCTTAGTGTAATTGCTTAGAATTGAAGTTTTGCACCAGCCTGTTCTAAGTTCAGGTTTTCGACCGCTAAATCTAGGTGCACAAATGAGTTTAGCATACTTCTCATTGTTAGTAGGATAATGCTACAATAAAAAAACAAGACAAAAGGAACAAGTTATGAACAAAAACTATTCTCGCTGGATTTATCACGCAGAACACCAGCCAAAGATCATCAACTCTGATGAATATGAAAAACATGAAAAGGAAGGTTGGGCTGATACCCCTGCTAAATTCGCTAAAATAAAAGATTTTGGCGTTGATGAAAATGATCCTGCTGCTGTTCAGGTTTTAGGTGAGGCGCTTGAAGGTGTTGGCGAACGCTTAAATGGAGAATTAAACATTGATGTTATGAAAAAGAAAGAGCTTGAAGAATATGCTCGAAAACATTTTAACGTTGAACTTGATTGCCGTAGAAGCTTAAAAGTTTTACGCGCAGAAGTTAAAGAATTGTTAGGTAATTAATTATGATCACTATGAGAGAAGTCGTATCTGATAGTTTTGAGGAGCTTGGAGTAAAAACAGCCGAGGTTCCTTTAACTGATGATGAATTACAATCAGGAATTAGGCGCTGTAATGATATGCTTCTTGAATGGGATGATATAGGAATAATCACAGGCTATAACGAGTTACTAAACGGTGATGATGTTCTTAATGTCGATAGAAGTGCAATAGCAGCAATTAAGTATAATTTAGCTATTAGGCTTGCCCCATCGTTTCAAAGAGTTGTTGGTAATGCTTTGGTTGCTTTAGCTAGTGGCACAATGGAAATATTAATGGCTTCTAACTCCGATCTTAGTAACGTTGCTTACCCTGATTCACTACCTTTAGGTTCTGGTAATCAATGTGCAAGTAATGACACTGATCGCCGATTCTTTCCTAACAATAAGACGGAGAATTTCTAGTGCCTCGCGTAGCCTTGCCAATACCATTAGGTTTTTATCAAAGCGAAAGTTTGCCGTTATCTTCTCAGCGTTGCATTAATTGGATCCCTACAGTGCCAGAGGGGGAAGCCTTAAATAATCGTTCATTGATGCAACCAAGCGGCGTTACTGAGTTTGCAAGCACTGGTCTTGGTATTTGCCGTGGTGCTTGGGTTATGGCTGACGTTCCTTACTTTGTTGTTGGTAATTCGTTAATCTCATTATCTGAAAGTGGAGCTATAACGAATCACGGCATAATAAGCGGAACGGTTAGAGTATCAATGGCTGATAATGGAATAAGCTTAGTTATTGTTGTACCAGGTGGCGATGCTTTTGTATTTAACAATAGTGATAACTCATTAACTCAGATAACAGACCCAGACTTTCAAACTTCAGATAGTGTTACTTTTTACCGTGGCTTTTTTGTATTTACTACAACTGACGGTAAACAGTTATTTGTTTCAAACCTAAACTCACCACTAACCTTTGACGCTTTAGATTTTGGTAGCGCTGAAGGAGATCCAGACAGGATAGTCACACAGATTGTTGACCATGATGAGCTATCAATAATAGGCTCTAAAACAACTGAGGTTTTTCGTAATGTCGGTGGCGCTGATTTCCCTCTTCAAATCATACCTGGCGCATTCACACAAAAAGGTGCACACACTAAATACGGAGTAGTAAAATTTGATAATACTTATTTGTTTATTGGTGGTGGAGAGAATGAGTTAACAGGAATATGGCGGCAGTCGTCTAGTAGTTCAGCGGTAAAAGTTTCGACTGATGCCATTGATAACGCTATTCAACAGTTTAATAAAGATGAAATATCAAACGCCTTCACTATGACTTTCTCTAAAAAAGGTCAGTTTTTCGCAATATTCAGCTTTAACTCTGATCGTATTCCGGGTAAAACATTTGTTTATAATGGCACTGCTTCGGCTCTTGCTGGTTTCTCAGTTTGGTTTGAATTCCAAAGCGGTGTAACTGATGCTCCTTGGAGAGTTAACGCCATAGTTAAGGCTTACGGCAAGTTATTATGTGGTGATGCTATTGACGGGCGAATAGGTCAGATAGTAGATAAAATTTACACTGAATACGATAACGCAGTTTTGAGACAAGCAGCATTAAAGCCAATGTCTCAAGATGGAATGAAGATCTTTGCTGGTGAGTTAGAAGCAGATTTTGAAGCTGGTGTTGGTTTGACAGTTGGGCAAGGTTCTAACCCTGTTGTAATGATGGATTTTTCAGACGATGGAGGTCGAACTTTCTCAAGTCAATTCAAAAGATTCATTGGTAAAATTGGCGAGTATGGACACGAAACTGTATGGAATAGACAAGGCCGCTTTCCTAACGCTAGAACTATTCGCTTTACAGTTACGGATCCAGTTAAAGCTAATTTAATTAGAATTGCGGCCACGCCTGAATTAGGAGCGCAATAACGTGGCTAATAACATTATAGTGCCTCGCCGCCGAGAGGATTTTTTTAAACCTAACGGCGACCCTACAACAAGGTTTATTAATTGGATTGAGCTTGTTACAGGTCAAACAAATAGCTCCTCTATTGTTATAGAAAACACTGAGCAATCATTAACAAGCACTAGCTCAAGAGTTAGCAGGAACGCCGCAAGAATAAACTCAATTGAGTTAAAAGAATTCGAGATAATAAATACAACAACAAGCTTAACCACTGAAGAGTTTCAGGTGATTATTTGCAAAAATACATCATCAATAAATATAACTTTAGATCCCAATGCTATTAAGGATGATGAAGTTCATATTAAACGAAGAGGCGAAGAAGTTATTGTTATTGGCTTAATAGATGGATTTACAAACAAAACTATAAACGTGTTAAATTATAGTATGCACTTAATATTTGATGGCGTTGATTGGAGTGAGATATAAATGAGTAATAACGTTTTTCCTGTACCTATGATTGTAAGAGATAGAGACAGTGCAGAAAGAGGGGCAGCTAACACCGTGTTTGCTGATAGAATAGTAGGCACAAGAATACCTTCTATTGCGGCTCAATTTCAATACAACCTACCCGAAACGAATGCAGCGCCTGAGATAGTATCTACAGGAACTATCGTTACTAATGATTCAATGCTAAAACTCGCTACAGGTATAGCAACAGATGGTAGCGCAAAAATACAAAGCGCAGATTATTTGCGTTATATTCCAGGGCATGAAGCATACGCCATTTTTACGTGTGTATTCGCTACGCCAGTTGAAGGGTTAACACAGAGGACGGGCTTATTTGATGATGATAGTGGCACTGGTAATGGTTTTTTTATTCAATTTGAAGGTGTTGTATTCTCAATAGTTAGACGAAGAAACGGAGTAGACACAATAACAATTATAAACATTAGTGATGTTTTACCTACTACGTCTGGTGTTTTTGACCCAACAAAAGGAAACGTATTCAAAATAAGTTATGGTTATCTTGGTTTTGCCCCTGTTAATTTTGAGATTATGCTACCAACAAATGACTTTTATTTATTTGCTAAAATAGAATTCCCTAACTCAGACGTAGAAACACACATAGGAAACTCAAATTTACCAGTCAGAGTAGAAATAACAAACAGCGGAAAAACTACAAATTCAGAGATCAGAATAGGAAGTTTTTCATCGGGCATTGTTGGTAGTGCCGGTGCTGATCCAACTTCACGGTTATTTTCTGAATCGCTACCCGAAACAACAATACAAGGTGGGGCAACACCTGTTCAATTGGTGCATTTTAGAAACAAAACAACCTACGCAGGAATTAAAAACAAAATAACCACTCAATTACTGTTAGTTTCAGCTTCAACCGAAGGCAATAAAGCGGTTAGCTGGGCAATAATAAGAAATGCAACAACCACAACGCCCGGTACTTGGGCTGACACTGATGCTGATTCAATAATCGAGGTTTCAACTGATGAAGTTGTAGACGTGACAACAGGTAAAAGTTTATTGTTTTGGCGCATGGCTAAAGCCGATTCTTTCTTTGAAGAGGTGGAAAATCTATTGATAAAACTAAGGCCGGGCGAGCAAGTAACGGTTATTGTTCAATCACAAGCCACTAACGATGTAGGCTTATCAATTCGATACAAGGATTTATTTTAATGGCAAGCTCACCACTAACTCCGATAGTAAGCGGCTTTAATCTTACAGTTGATTGGCAAGTTCTTTATCAAGTGCCAAGTGATGCTTTAAGGGCTGGTATTGATGCGGCTGTATTTAATAATTACTCAGCAAGCAATGTTGATTATAGTGTAAGGCTTACTCAAGATGCTTCAGGCGGTCAACTTGACGAGGTAATATCTAATTCACCAATAAGAGCAGGACAAAATAATTTAGCGCCAGCAATGATAGGGCAAGCCGTTTTATCTGGTGGTACAATAGAAGCTAAGGCAAGTGTTAATAATTCAGTTAGCGTTACATTAACAGCAACAATAGTTGACTCATAAAAGAGAATTAAATGATTAAATCAGCAAATGAAAAAAAAGGGTTGTCGGTTGTTAATGATATTTGTGTTCAAAACAAAACATCTAACCGCGCTAAAATTTCAGAGTATGAAGAAATAGCAAAGGAATTGCCACAGGTTGAAATACCTGTTCTTCATCATATCCATGGCGGCATGTATGGCCGTGAAATAACCATTCCAAAAGGAACGGTGATCACTGGTCAATTATATAAATTTGATCACTTTGATATTATGGTTGAAGGTGATATTACCGTTTCAACTGATACAGGTGAAGTTAAGCATTTAACAGGCTTTAATTTATTCAAAGGTATGTCAGGTAAAAAACGTGCTGGTTATGCTCATAAAGATACTAGATGGATAACATTTCATTCTTTTGATGGTGATAGCGGAGAAGATATTCAAAAATATATTACCGCTGAAAGTTTTGGCGAATTAGAAAACTTTCATGTTGATGTTAACCGCGCTGATTACTTTAATTTTGTTTGTGAATCTGGAATGACTCAAGAGCAAATCATTGAACAAGTGGAAAATAAAGACGATATGATCAATGATGAATTAGAAGGCGTTTATATTGCTGATTCAATTATTGAAGGTAAAGGCCTGTTTAGCTCTAAGTCATTATTGATTAATGATGTTATTTGCCAAGCAAGGATTGACGATAAAAGAACTTTAGCCGGGCGTTACTCTAATCATGCTGTTTTTGCTAATGCTGAGATTAAAATAACTGATAATGGCGCTGAAATTGTAGCCATTAGAGATATTGAAGAAAACGAAGAAATAACCGTTAATTACCGTGATGTAATTAAAAACAGATTTATTGAGGGGGATCTATGTCAGGAATAGCAACCGCTGTTGTCGCTGGTGCTGTAATTAGTAGTGTGGCAGCAAGTAAGTCAGCAAAGAAAGCCGCTAAAGCACAAGGTAAAGCTACTGATGCAACTATTGCCGAACAACAACGACAGTTTGATATTACTCAAGCTAACCTTCAGCCATTTCAAGAGGCTGGTCAAGCTGCTATTGGTAGCCAACAAGATCTTCTAGGTTTAAACGGTCCAGAAGCACAAGCGGCCGCATTTGCTGCTTTGGAACAATCGCCGGGTCAGCAGTTTTTAAGAGATCGAGCACAAAAGAATTTATTGCGTAATACTTCCGCTATTGGCGGTTTAGGTGGTGGCAATGTTCGATCAGCTTTAGTTCAGCAGGGAGTTGGATTTGCTCAACAAGATCTTCAAAATCAATTCGGCCGCCTAGGTCAAGTTGCTGGTCAAGGTCAAAGCGCCGCAACTTCAATAGGTCAGTTTGGACAACAAACCGCTGGCAATATTGGTAACGCCTTAATTGCTGGTGGTAATGCTCGCGCAACTGGCATACTTAACCAAAACCAAGCACTTCAACAAGGCATTAGCGGAGTAGCTACTGGGTTAGGGCAAAGCAACTTGTTTGGTAGTGATGTAACTCAATTTGGTCAAGCGGCAAATTCTAGGCTTGATGCAATTCAAGGGAGGTTATAATAATGGCTAACGGTCAATTTATGGTTGCAGATGTTCCTAGCGCTTTTGCGCGAGGCCAACAATTCAGACACCAAACAGAAATACGCCCTTTAGAGATTGCAGCAGCACAGCAAGCTTTAACTGGTCAGCAGCAACAGCAAGAGCAAAGAGGACAGTTTTCAGAACTTCAGAGAACTAATTTGCAACAGCAGATTGATCAGCGCACCGATCAGCAAAAAAAACAATCATTATTTAATACTGCCTTAATGGTTGACGGCGCGAGTGATGAAGAAATAATTCCAATACTAGAGCGTCAAATTGCCAAAATTCAAGGTTTGGGCGGTAATGCTGATGAATCACTAAGGGCTTTAGAACTGGCTAAAACTGGTGATTTTAAGACGGTTAGAGAAGGAGCTAAAAATCTTATTAACGTTGGCGTTCGTCAAGGTGATATTAAACCTTTAGGCGGTCAACAGTCTTCAGAAGGTATAAGCTTTGAAAGTCTGATCTCTAACTTTTCACCAGAAGATAAAACCAAAGCGCGAAGAGTTAAAGCAGGGCTTGATCCTAGAATGGTTGGCTCAGCAATTCAGACCATTACAGAGCAAGGAACTGAGGTTAATATTGCACAAGTTGAAGAAGTTATTTCTAACGCTAAAGAAACTGGTAAGTTAACCGCTCAGCATAAATTAAAGCCTGTTGTTGAATCGGCTGTTATATCAGCAGTTGGCCAAGCTAAAGCTGAAGTTGATAAACTTGGTGAACAACGCTCTAATGATAAAGCGCTTGGTGTTTATGAAACTGCCATGGGTAATTTAACTAAGGCATTAGATAACACTATTACTGGGCCATTTATCGGCTTTACTCCTGCTATGACTTCAAACGCTCAGATAGCAGATGGCGCAATTGCCATGATGTTACCATTAATGAAAGATGTGTTTCGCGGAGCTGGTGAGGGTACATTTACAGAAGGGGATCAAAAAATACTTACTGATTTAATCCCTACAAGAAATGATAACGCAGAAGCTAGAGCCGCAAAAATATCAATGATTGATTCAATGATCAGAGCTAAATTAAAAACCGCACCAGTGGCACAAACTCAACAAAGCGGATTATCAGAAGCCGAGCAAGACGAGCTTCAGCAATTACGCGCAGAATTAGGACAATAAAAATGGCTGATGAAAGACAAGAGCTAGACCGTTTGAGGAAGTTAAAGCGGTTACGTGAACTTGAAGCTAAAACGACAATACAAGGTGGTCAAGATGTTAACATTCCTAGCAATAATTTGGGTGTACCTGGTGGTGACAAGCTGGCTATCGAACAAGGCCAACCAGTAGCACAACAACCGATACCAGAAGAAAAAGGATTTCTTGATAGTGTAGGTGAGTTTTTTACTGGCTCTGATCGTGAAACTGAAGGTACAAAAAGATTCCCTGAAATTGGTCAAGGCGGCTTATTGTTCGGTGAGGATAAAGCAAAAGCAGCCGCGATCACTCCTGCATTATTGACAGCAACCAAACCTGAAGAAATAGGGCAAATACTAAAAGATAATTTTGAAAGTATTGGTTTACAGTCGGATAAGAAAGGAAATATTTTTGCTACTAACAATAACACTGGTGTAACTGTTGTCTTAAATAAACCTGGCATTAGTCAAATTGATATTATGCAAGGATTAGGTTTAGCGGCTGCTTTCACTCCTGCTGGACGTTTAACAGGCGCTTTAAAAGTTGGTGCTGGCGCTGGTGTTACTAGTGCAGGAATTGAAGCGCTTCAAGCTTTATCTGGTGGAGAATTTGACGCTTCACAAGTTGCTATTGATACCGTTACCGCTGGGGTTCTTGATAAAGCTTTTGAAGTAGCCAAAGCAACCGGTCGATCTATTCGTGATGTTTTGAGAAATGACGCAAAGATTGATCCAGATCAAATTTTAAAAGATTTTTCTCCTAAAGGTTTTAAAAGCAGAAAGTTTGCAAAAAAAGAAGTTACACCAAAAGAAATACCTGAAACGATTAGAAAAGCAACTCAAGCTGATTTAACGCCTGAAGCATTAGAGAAAATAAAGTTAGCAGAAAGCCAAGGTATTCAATTAACCAAGGCTCAAGCTACTGGTGATTTTGCCGCAAGTGAAGCAGAGCAAACACTTTTAAAATCTGTATCACCTGAAGGCGCTCAGGCTCGCCAATTTGCCGATCAGCAACAAGAGCAACTAAAGGCTTCAGCAAAAGCTTTTACTGATAAATTTGGTGGCTCAGCTCGTTTGACTGAAGCAACTGGCGAGTTATCAGATATAACCTCAAGAGATAAAGGCGCTCAAATACAAGCAGCCTTAAAAGATGTTGAGGACTTAACCAGAAAAGAAGTAACTGATCTTTACACGTTGGCCGCTGAAACTGCTGGTGATGAAATACCGCTTAATAATTCCTCTATCGTTGAAATTGCCGATGATATTATTGTTAATAGACCAATAACGCCAGAGGTTGAAAAATCAATTAACACCGCCTTAGCTAAATTTGGTTTGATTGGTGACAGTGTTGAAAAATCAGCAAGAAACAAATTCAAGGTTATGGACGGCGATCAGGCTATTACCATTACTGGTGAAGTAACGCCATTAACCTTAAAAAATGCTGAAGAATTTAGAAAGTCATTAAACAAAGCAGTTGGCGCAGACCAAACAGGAAGCGCTAAAATTGTAATTGGCGAACTAGATAAGCAAGTTAACCAAGTTATAGAAGAAGGCGCTGAAGCAGTCGTTAAAGATGGTTCTCTTGGAAGAACTCAGGCGTTTAAATCAGCGCGTGAAGCGTTTGCTGATCAACGTGCAAAATTTAGCGCTAAAGATGTTGTTCAAGATTTGGTTGGCTTTAAAAAAGGTACTAAAACACCAGTCGTTGATCCTGAAACTGTTATTACTAAAATTGTCAAAGGTGACAAAGCAGTAACCAATATTCGCAAAATAAAACAAATACTACTTGAAAACCCGACTGAACAAACTAAAAGAGCATGGCGTTCTATTCAAGCCGAAACTGTTGGCGATATTTTAAGCCAAGCAATCAATAAAGACACGCTTGAAATATCAGGGGCAAGACTTAACTCAGCTATAAAAAAATACAAGCCTGAAGCCCTGCGCGAATTATTAGGTAAAAAACAATTTTCTGAGTTAAAACGATTACAGCAAACCGTTGGTGATGCAACCATACCACCACCGGGAACCACTAACCCAAGCGGAACGTTTAACAAATTATTAAACATGACTGAAAGGCTTGGTAACTTTGCCGGGGCTGGTCAATTTAACTTTGGATCATTAGCTGTTGCTGGTATTAGAAAAGGAAAAGAAATAGCAACAAGAAAGAAAACACTTGATGGTATTGTTAATACAAAAATTGAAACGCTAAAAGCTAGCAACCCTAAAATGAGCCGTGGTTCATTAGAAAAAGCGGCTAGAGCTTTGGCATTCTTAGAAATTAGAGAATTAGATAAGGAAAACAAATAATGAGTTCACTAGTCATGATTAGGGTGAAACCCATACTTGATCTTTGCTTTAGATCTGCACTCTTTTGCTTCATCAATATCTTTAAACAGGCCAAGGTGTATTTTTTTTCTATTCACGGTAATGCTAGCCTTCCATTTCTTGTTCAGTTTGCACCAGCAAACACCAACAACACCAGATGTATTTCTGCTAGTTTTGGTTCTATTTTTGGAGTTCATGGATTCGTTTGCAGCTCTAAGGTTTTTGTATTTAGTGTTAGATCTGTCATGGTCAATATGATCAACCTGATCAGGAAAAAAACCATTAACATAAAGCCATGCAAGCCTGTGAGAAAGGTAAACCTTTCCATCTATGCCGATAGATGTATAACCCATATTATGCCTAGTTCCGGCAATCTTGCCGTTCATAGGCTTATCACTATTACAGTCAACCCAAGTAAAAATACCAGTATCGAGGTTATAATGGAGAATTTCTTTAAGTCTTTCTTGAGTAAGAGAGTTAGATCGCATAAAAATCAACTTTTAATTAACAATAATATTAATTGTAACATTACAGGGGTATATTACTATGACTTCTAGGTTTATATTACCATTCGCTGATGTTGGTAGCGGAATAAAACCTTCTAGCGGTGCTAAGTTGTTTTTCTTTGAGACTGACGGTGTAACACCTAAAGATACTTTTAGTGATCAATTATCAACACCGACACCTAATGCCAATCCTGTTATAGCAGATTCAAACGGTGTATTTGGTGATATTTTTATCACAGGTGAATACAAAGTAACTCTTCAAGATAAGAATGGATCTCAAATATTTGGCTTGGTTTTTGTTGAAGAGTTCACATCTGGTAACTTTGAAACTAATTTAATAAAAGACCTGTCACAAGCTTATGAGTTTGCTACTGTTGAAGATTATAAAGCTTCTACTATTAAGTTTCCTATTAATAAGACGGTGAGACTAGTAGAAAGGGATTCATATTTCGCAGTGATAGCAGGCACAGGTACAGCAACAGGTACTAAGATAATTGCTAGCGATGGAGTAAATCAAAGTATAGAAGTAATGACAGAAGGTAACACGATTGATGCAGGAGCATACGGTAGTACAAATGTAGCACTAAGGGATGCTATTGTTGATAGTACAAGTAAAAAAGTAAAAGGACAACAAGGTGTTACAATAATTGATGTAGCTACAATAAATATAGTTGATGATAGTATTTTTGATGGAAACAACTCCACGCTGTCATCACCACAACCGTTTATATCGGTAATGCTTAACTCTAACGGGGCAAGTCACTCTAAGATTAAAGACCTGAACACGTTAAAAGAAGCTGGAGGCGTAGTAAGAAACCAAGGTGACTCCCTTGATATGACTTATGACGGTATGGACTTTAGAACCTTAGATACTGGTTTTAATGGCGGGCCAGTTATCGGGTTAGGTGATTCAACCTTTACTCGCATAACAAATAACTATTTTGAGAAGATGGGCTATAACATACTACAGTTAACCGGTGAAGCCCCTACTCATGTTTTGGTTTCTGGAAACTTTAGCAAAGATAATAAAGAAGATTTTTACAACCAGAATAACGACTTCCAAGATGGTGTTATTCACAGTCATATCGTTAGTCATAATATTATTGACC